ATGTATGCTTTACGCGCTAAGCAGTATGTTTAATGATGGAGAATGGAATGAACTTCACTGTTCTGGTTCAGTATCGCAACGGCGTTGAAAACTTGTTTTACGCCAAGAGTGTGCAGTCAGAGGCGGATGGCCCTGATGGTCGCATTTTGACTTTGGATGACGGGACAACTATTTCCGTTTACCGTGGCGACAACGTTTTCGTGATGAACGCGGAAGGCCAGACGGTACGTCGGTATAAGCTGTGAACGATCTGTCCGTCCTGCCGTGGGAGTGCGAGGAGCATCTGCGTGAGTTCGCGCGTCAGTATGTAAAGACGGGCAACTCTGTCTCTGCGTTGCAGCGGTCGCGGGTAAAGAACCCTGAGTACCGCGCGATTGTCTGGGCGGAGCGTTTGCTGGCGCGGTCTGACGTGAAGCGGTACGTCTTGGAGGCTCAGGCCGAGAGCAAGACTGTCGTCCAGAAGGAGCGGTCGTTTACGCGCGAGAGCTTGGCTGAAGATTTTCAGGATATATACGAGAAGGCGATGGAGTTGGAAGAGTTGTCGCCTGCAGTCGCTGCGAAGTCGAAGCAGGCGGAACTGATGGGGCTGATGGAGAAGAACGTTCGGATCAGTGTGACGACGAGCGTAAAGGACATGAGCATGGAGGACTTGGAGCGGGAACTGGCGCGCCTGAAGGATGACGGTGTGATCACGCTGGAGCAGGGTGACGACGGCGTGTTCGGGGTTTTAGATGGCGATTGAGGAGCGCGACCGGGCGCTAGAGATATTGGAAGAGGTACGCCGCCGGAAGGCTGCGCGTGATTCGTTTCCGGCGTATCTGGAATATGTCGATGGCCGCCCGTTGCCGAAGCACATACGGTTCATTGCTGGCAAATTGCAGGAGGTGGCGGACGGAAAGATCAACCGCCTGATGATCTCACTGCCGCCGGGTCACGGCAAATCACACACGGCGTCGCAGCACTTCCCGGCGTGGTATATGTCGCGCTACGGGAAGAAGCAGTTCATCAGCGCGGCGCACACGCAGGGGCTGAGCGATTCGTTTGGTCTGAAGGTGCGTAACATCATCAAGAGCGACGAGCATCGCCGGGTGTTTCCTGACAGCGGTATCTCGCTGGATAAGTCTGCGGCGGCGGAATGGAATACCGAAGCTGGCGGCGGGTATCTGGCGACGGCAGTTGGCGCGTCGGTGACCGGCCGGCGCGGGGACATACTGCTGGGCGACGATCTGCTGTCGGGGATTGAGCAGGCGGAGAGCGAGTCGCAGCGCAAGAAATTGTGGGAGTGGTACATCGCCGACTTCACCACGCGCGCGAAGTCGGGAGACACGCCGATCATATTGATCGGTACGCGCTGGCACTTGGGGGATCACTTCGGGCGGCTGGATGCGGACGAGCGCGACGGCACGGGCGACAACTGGGTGCGCGTATTGCTGCCGGCGATAGCGGGCGAAGACGACACACTGGATCGCGAGCAGGGTGAGGCGCTGTGGCCAGAGCAGTTCCCGATTGAGTATCTGGAAAAGCGCAAGCGGTCGCAGGGTATGACGGCCCGCATGTGGGCGTCACTGTATCAGCAGACGCCGATTGTGGACGAGGGCGGCATCATCGACCGGCGCTGGTTTAAACTGTGGAAGCAGAAGACGCCGCCGAAGATGGAGTTCATGGTTCAGTCGTGGGATACTGCGATGACGAGCGGCAAGTCGTCGGCGTGGTCGGCGTGTACGACGTGGGGCGTGTTCAAGGACGATGCCGAGATACCGAACCTGATGCTGCTGTCGGTGTGGCGCGGCAAGAAAGAGTATCACGCGATACGGTCGATGGCGCAGCGGCTGGCGGCTGATTATCTGGACACGAACGAGAATGTTCCCAGAATGGGAAAGCCGTGCGCGCCGGATATGATCTTGGTGGAAGCAAAGGCGACCGGCGATCAGTTGATACGCGACCTGCGTAGAGCGGGCGTCATGGCGACACCGTTTAATCCGGACAAAAAGGGCGACAAGATCGCGCGCGTTCGCTTGATCACGCACCTGCTGGAGAACGGTCTGGTGTGGGTTCCGGGTCAGCCGCCGCTGTTCGAAGACGCGAGGCCGTGGGCGCAGGATTTCGTTGACCAGTGTGGACAGTTCCCGGCGTCGGACAGTCGAGATTTAGTTGATACCATGACACAGGCGTTCCACCGTGTGTTGGATAGCGGTTGGGTGTATCATCGAACAGATGAACGTGGTATAAGCAGCGATTATGACAGCGGCGAACGTCGCGGGTTTTATTGGTAACGGTGGATAATAATGGAACCGGAACTCGAAGACGTTGAAGTGACCCTGCCGACACCGAAGCCGATAATGCTTGATGGCGTGTCGATCATGGAGACAGAAGACGGCGGGGTCGAGATCGACCTTGAGCCAGAAGAAGAAGACGAAGAAGGTACCGTCGATCCGTCGATCCACGGCGCGAACTTGGCGGATCACGTCGATGACGACACGCTGAATGCGATTGCCAGCTTGCTGCTGGAAGGTGTTGAGCAGGACAAGCAGTCGCGTTCGGAGTGGGAAGAAACGCTCGCCAAGGGCATCGAACTGATGGGTCTGCGTATCGAAGAGCGCACGATCCCGTTCGAAGGCGCGTGTGGCGTGTTCGATCCGCTGATGGCCGAAGCGGTTGTGCGCTGGCAGTCTACGGCGATGAGCGAACTGTTCCCTGCCAAGGGGCCGGTAAAGGCACAGGTCATCGGCATCCCGAACATGGCGCTTGAGGATCAGGCGTCGCGCGTCGAGCAGTGGATGAACCTGTATCTGACGCAGCTTGCGCCTGAGTACATCGAAGAAAAAGATCAGATGATGATGTGGCTGCCGCTGATGGGCAGCACGTTCGTCAAGCCGTACCAAGACCCGATCTTGCGCCGGCCGGTTGCGCGCTTCAAGACGCCGTATCAGGTAGTCGTCCCGTATGGCGCGACGGACTTGGAAACATGCCCGCGCTACACATGCATCGAGTCGATGACGAAGCGCCAGTTGAAAGCAGCGATGCTGAACGGTGCGTATCGCGACATCGATCTGAACGATCCGCAGGGCGACGAGACAGACAGCGCGATTAAGGACGCAGCCGACGATTCGCAGGGCGTCACGTCGTCGGTTGACGTGCGCGAGCAGTACGAAATCTACGAGGTCTATTGCGATCTAGACCTCGAAGGGTTCGAACACGAAGAAGGCCTGCCGCTGCCGTATATCGTGTCGATTGAAAAGGACACGCAGGAGGTTCTGGCGATCCGCCGTAACTGGCGCGAAGGCGACGAGGCGTACTCACGCAAAGCGAGCCTGATCCACTACCGCTTCATGCCCGGTTTTGGTTTCTATGGCATCGGGTACGCGCACCTGTTGGGCAACAGCGCGCTGGCTGCGACAATGGGCGAGCGTAACCTGATCGATGCCGCGACGCTGAAGAACTTCCCCGGCGGTGTGCGCGCGAAGGGTATTCGGTTCGAAGACAACAACTTCACGATGGCTCCGGGTGAGTTCAAGGAAGTTGATACCGGCGGCCAGCCGTTGCAGAACGTGTTCATGCCGTTGCCATATGCCGGCGCTGACCCGGTGTTGCAGGCGATGACTGTACAGGTGCGCGAGTCGGCGCGCGGTCTGGCGAACACGACGGAGATCGCCGTTGGCGAAGGTCGTCAGGATGCGCCGGTCGGCACGACTGTGGCGCTCATGGAAGCCGCGAACCTCGTAAAATCAGGGACGATCAAGCGCGCGTTGCGGGCCTTAGGCAAGGAACTGAAGGCGATAGCCGACCTGTTCGGCGAGCATCTGGGCGAAGAACCGTATCCGTTCCCGGTTCGCGGCGGTCAGGCCGTTATCATGAAGAACGACTTCATCGATAACGTCGATGTCATCCCGGTTGCTGATCCCAACATCGTCAGCAGCACACAGCGGATGGTGCGCGCCGAAGGGATTGTGCGGATGGCGCAGCAGTTCCCGCAGGTTCACAACCTACAGGCTGCGCTGGCAGCGTACTACAACGAGATCGGTCTCGACCCAGAGCGCGTCGCAGCGATCCTACCACCTCCGCAGCAGCCGCAGCAGGCTACGCCGCTCGACCCGCTGACGGAGAACATGAATGCCATGATGAACCGTCCGCTGGTGGCGGGCGAGTATCAGGATCATGACGCGCACATCGCGTCACACGCTCCGATTGCCGAGAACAACCCGTCGTTGCAGGCGCACATCGCTGAACACATGGCGTTCCGCATCCGGTTGCAGGTTCAGCAGATCATCGGTCAGCAGTTGCCGCCTCCGGGTACTCCGATGGCTCCGCAGATTGAGAACCAGTTGGCGATGGCCGTCGCTCAGGCGATGCAGCAGTTGGCTCCGATGTATAAGTCGCAGCCGCAGATCGATCCTGTCATTCAGACTGAGCAGATGCGCGTGGCGGCTCAGGCGGAGAAAGCGCAGATCGACGCGCAGACGAAGGTCGCTGTTGCCGAGATCGGCCGTCAAGCTCGTATTGAGACTGAGCAACTTAAAGCCGATATTGACAAAGCGTCGATTGTGGCAGATACTGCAAACGCAGAGGCGGATAGGCAAAATAGGATTGCCATTGAAGCCATGAAAATGAGGAATAGCTAATGCCGGGTAAGATGCCTCCTGTTCGTAGCAGCGTTCTTAGCGGCAACCGCATGTCCGCTCTTCAGGCAGAAGAGATGAAGGCAATGATGGCAAAGAAGCCGCGTGGCGGCATGCCCAGTTCCGGCCAGAGTGCTAAGTCGGCGAACCGAATTGCCGCTCAAGAGGCTGCTGAAATGAAGGCGATGAAGATGAAAAAGGGTGGCAAGGTACGCAAGTACGCTGATGGTGGTATCGTTGTGTCTCGCGGCGCTGACGACATCTCGCGCTTCCGCCTTGGCATAATGGACGATGCTCCGATGACCACGGGCATTGGTTCGCCGGCGGCTGTTATGGCCGCCGACGCGATGGCCATGAATGAAGATATGTCTTCTGGCCCAGCTATGGAAACGCCGAAAGTCCGCAGGAACCGGGTTCGTGGGGCTGGCAACGCGCCGCGTAATACCGCTCGCGTTACCAATCAAGAAACCCAGCCCGCTTTGACTGCCGCTGATCGCAGCACGATGCGTAACGTCCTCAACACTCCGATGGCGAAGCCCGCGTCGAAAACTCCAGCCGCGTCTAGCGTTGGCCTTCAGAATACGGCTACCGGCCGTCGTTACGTTGAAACGGTCAAGCAAGAACGTAAAGATGCCGCTGCTAAAAACCAAGCAACTGTTGAGCGTTATATATCCGAAGGG